GACAAAGTGGTTCCTATTAGTATTAATTATCCTTTTTTCTTTAAACCTATTCAAGATGGTATGGATCGTCCTAAAACAGAATTGGCATATAGAGTACCAGCGAGTAAGTTTACTAGAAAAAAAATAACAGCTAACGAGCAAGTAGAAGAATTAGAAGGTTTAGATACGACAATTGACTGGAAGAACACAGGTGATAATAGCTATGATGGAGAAAAGCTAAATCTATTAGTACACGACGAAAGCGGTAAATGGGAAAGACCCGATAACATATTAAATAATTGGAGAGTAACAAAGACTTGTTTACGATTAGGTAGTAGAATTATAGGCAAGTGTATGATGGGCTCAACTTCAAACGCATTAGATAAAGGTGGAGAAAACTTTAAAAAATTATACAACAACTCAGATGTCACTAAGAGAAATAGAAATGGTCAGACAAGATCTGGTTTATACTCTTTGTTTATCCCAATGGAATGGAACTATGAAGGATTTATTGACGAGTATGGAGTTCCAGTATTCACTACTCCTAGTGTCGACGTGTTTGCCCCAGACGGTGAACTAATAGATATAGGTGTAATAGATCATTGGGAAAATGAGGCTGATGGTTTAAAAAACGATCAAGACGCTTTAAACGAGTTTTACCGCCAGTTTCCAAGAACAACTGAACACGCGTTTAGAGATGAAACAAAAAATAGTATATTTAATCTAGCTAAAATATACGAACAAATAGATTACAACGATGGTGTTTTACCAACTATAACCACTGGTAATTTTCAATGGATAAACGGTAAAAAAGATACTAAAGTAATATTTTATCCAGATCCAGGAGGTAGATTTAATATTAGTTGGACACCAAGTCAAGCTTTGCAAAATAGAGTTGTAATTAAAAATGGAATAAAATACCCTGGCAATGAACATATGGGATCTTTTGGTTGTGACTCTTATGACATATCAGGGACCGTAGATGGTCAAGGTTCTAAAGGTGCTTTGCATGGCTTAACTAAATTTAGCATGGAGGACGCTCCTGCAAACACATTTTTTTTAGAATACTTGTCGCGGCCACCTACGGCTGAAATATTTTTTGAAGATGTTTTAATGGCTTTAGTGTTTTATGGAATGCCAATACTTGCAGAAAATAATAAACCTAGACTCTTGTATTATTTAAGACGTAGAGGTTATAGAGGCTTTAGTATGAACAGGCCTGATAAAGTTTGGAATAAATTATCTGTGGCAGAAAAAGAAATAGGTGGTATACCTAATACTAGTGAAGACATAAAACAAGCTCATGCTGCTGCAATAGAAATGTATATACAAGATCACGTTGGTCATAAAGGGGATGGTGTTTACGGTAATATATGTTTTAACAAAACTTTAAATGATTGGAGCCGTTTTGATATAAACAAAAGAACAAAGTTTGATGCAACTATAAGTAGTGGTTTAGCTATTATGGCTAACAATAAACATTTATACAGGCCAAATGCTAGTATTAAAAAGCCTCAACTAAATATAAATATTTCCAAGTATACAAACACTGGAACTAATTCACAAATAATAAAATAAATATGGCATATTCTAGTAGTAGTTATTTTCCAAAACAAACAGTTAGTGATGCTGAAAAATTAAGCTATGACTACGGTTTAAGTGTGGCTAGGGCTATACAATCAGAGTGGTTTAATAATGATCGTAATAACAATAGATATAGAAATAACTATAACAATTTTCATAATTTAAGGCTATACGCTAGGGGAGAGCAATCAATACAAAAATATAAGGATGAGTTATCTATAAACGGTGATTTATCCTATTTAAATTTAGACTGGACACCTGTACCTATTATACCTAAGTTTGTAGATATTGTTGTTAATGGTATATCTGAAAGACTTTATGATGTAAAAGTATTTTCACAATCACCAAATGGTATTGAAAAAAGAACTAATTACATGGAGTCTTTGTTAGCTGATATGGAACTAAGAGATTTTGATGAAACTAATTTTCAAGAGTTTGGTTTAGAAACAAGAGAAAATAAAGATGTCGAGCTACCTGAAACAAACGAAGAGCTTCAATTACACATGCAGTTGACATATAAACAAGCTGTTGAGCTAGCTGAAGAGCAGGCTATAAATACTCTTTTCCATGGCAATAACTATGATTTAATACAAAAAAGATTTTATTATGACTTAGCAGTTCTTGGTATTGGCGCTGTTAAAACAGAGTTTAATACTTCAGAAGGTGTTACTATAAAATATGTTGATCCAGCTGATTTAGTATATTCTTATACAGACTCACCTTATTTTGATGATATATATTATGTCGGTGAAGTTAAGTCTATACCTGTAAACGAATTAGCAAAACAATTTCCTTTTTTATCTGAAGAAGATTTAAAAGACATAATGAATAATAAATCTTACTACAGAAACACTAATAAAAACACATACAACTCAGACAAAGAAGATAACAACAAATTGCAAGTTTTATATTTTAATTATAAAACTTACATGAATGAAGTGTATAAAGTAAAAGAAACGGGTACTGGTGGTGATAAAATTATACCTAAAGATGATACTTTTGATCCGCCACAAGATATGCAGGGTGGTTATTCTAAACTATTAAGATCCGTTGAGGTTTTGTATGAAGGAGCTTATATATTAGGTAGTGATAAACTTTTAAAATGGGAAATGGCTTCAAACATGATGAGGCCTAAAAGTAATTTTACTAAAGTAAAAATGAATTATGCTATTGTTGCACCGCGGATGTATAACGGTAAAATAGAAAGCTTAGTAAAGCGTATCACTGGTTTTGCTGACATGATTCAGTTAACACATTTAAAGTTACAACAAGTTATGTCTAGATTAATACCTGATGGCGTTTATTTAGATGCAGACGGTTTAGCTGAAATAGATTTAGGTAACGGTACTAATTATAATCCACAAGAAGCTCTAAATATGTTTTTTCAAACTGGTAGTGTAATTGGTAGATCATTTACACAAGAGGGTGATATAAACCCTGGCAAAGTACCTATTCAAGAAATAAACACTAATAATGGTGGTGCTAAAATGCAAAGTTTAATACAAACGTACAATTATTATTTACAAATGATAAGAGATACTACAGGTTTAAACGAGGCTAGAGATGGTAGTATGCCAGATAAAAACGCTTTAGTAGGTGTACAAAAATTAGCTGCTGCTAACTCAAACACAGCTACAAGACATATATTAAATTCTGGATTATTTTTAACTTCACAAATAGCAGAGCTTTTATCACTTAGAATATCTGATATTATTGAGTACTCACCAACAAAAGAAGCTTTTATAGAAACAATGGGTGTACACAATGTAGCTACACTAGAAGAAATGTCTAACTTACACCTGTATGACTTTGGTATATTTATAGAATTACAACCAGACGAAGAAGAAAAAGCTAGACTTGAAAATAACATCCAAATGGCGTTACAACAAAAAAATATAGAGCTTGAAGATGCTATTGATATTAGAGAAATTAAAAACATAAAACTAGCTAATCAAGTACTTAAAATAAGAAGACAGAAAAAGCTAGAAAGAGATAGAGAAGTGCAGCTTGAAAATATACAAGCTCAGAGTAATTCAAACACACAAGCGGCACAAGCTGCTGCTCAAATAGAATTACAAAAAGAACAAGCTTTAACTCAATCTAAACTACAGCTTGAGCAAACAAGAGCTCAACTTGAAAACCAAAAAATGCAAAATGAAGCAGAGCTTAAAAAACAATTAATGGCTTTAGAGTTTCAATATAACATGCAATTAAAAGGCGTCGAAACCTCTGGATTAAAACAAAGAGAAAAAGAAAAAGAAGATCGTAAAGACGAAAGAACAAAAATACAAGCTACTCAACAAAGTGAACTCATAGATCAAAGAAAAAGTGGAAAACCACCTAAAAACTTTGAGTCTGCAGGTAATGATATAATGGGAGGTGGTTTCAATTTAGAATCTTTTGAGCCTAGATAAAATTTATTAATTATTATTATATTATATTATGGAAGAAAAAAATGAAAAAGTAGTTGAAAAAACTACAAAAGAAAACGTAACTAAAGTTGATCTTAAACAAAAAGATGATAACGTTACAAAAGTAGATTTAAACAACCCACCAAAAAAAGAAGAAGATGCCACTGGAGAGCAAAGCACAAATGAGGTACCTGTTCGCGACGAATCCGAAGCTAGCAAAGAAGTACGTGAAGAAAACGTCGAAGCAAAAGATGAAAAACCTTCCGGAGAAGAAAGCTCCGACAGCATTCAAAATGAAAAACCCGTTATTGAAGAAGTAACAGATGAAGAAGAAGTTAATGAGGTAGAAGAAAAAGTTGAAGAAGCTGTAGCTGAAGCTAAAGAAACAGGTAAACCACTTCCTGAAAATATACAAAAACTTGTAGATTTTATGGAAGAAACTGGTGGTGATATAAATGATTATGTTCGTTTAAATCAAGATTACAATAAGTTAAATGATAACGAAGTTTTGTATGAATACTACAAACAAACAAAACCTCATTTAACTACAGATGAAATAAATTTCTTAATGGAAGACTCTTTTAAAATAGATGAAGAAGAAGATACCGATAGAGAAATAAAAAGAAAAAAATTAGCGTTTAAAGAGCAAGTTGCCAGCGCTAGAAGCCACTTGGACGGGCAAAAGTCCAAATACTATAAAGAAATTAAAGCTGGTTCTAGGCTTACACCTGAACAACAAAAAGCTATGGATTTCTTTAATAGATACAACAAGGAGTCAGAAGCAAATCAAAAAATAGTTAAAAAAAATACTG